TAGTGAAATGAAGACTTATAAGGAATTTGTACAAGAAAGTAGTCTTTCAAGAATCAAAAGTAAATCTGATAAGGGTGGCATGGCCATCCTATCAGGTTCGAGGGGTGACAAGTCTAAGAAAGAGAATCAGGCAAGAGCAAAGCAATTAGATAAAGATATTCGTGGTAAGGGTTTACCAGGTGCTACAAAGGTCACTGGATCATATGTAGAGAAAGATAAGTCTGGTAAAGAAACAAAAGTCAAGGAGAGGTCTCATGTGGTAACCTCTGGAAAGATGGGTAAGAGAAAATTTAAAAAGGCAGTCAAGGCACTTGGTAAAAAGTACGGACAAGATTCTGTGTTGACACAAACTAAAAAAAGTGGTACACTATCAGCAACTAGAAAAGGTGGTCTCGGAAAAGATAAAAGAATAGGTGTTGGTAAATTTAAACCACAGGGTAAAAACCCAGAAGGACAATCACAAATCAAAGGCAAAACTTTTACGTACGGATGATGACACAAAAACTTTATGATGACTCCAATTGGAGAGAAGAATATAAACAATATACGAGTAATAAAAGACATCTTGAATTACTTGAGAACGGACCTCATAGTCTTTCACAAGCTTGGTTATTGGGTGCACTCCATAATGAATGGAAGAAGATGAAAGGATATGATAAACTTGACCCAAAGGAAAATGTAGGACAAAATCAATCTTCTATGCAAGAGTTTTTTCAAAAACAGAAAGACCAAGGCATATAAGACCAATTAAATAAGTGGCACACATAATGTTGTTTACGTTGTAACTTACACTATAATAAGTGTATCGAATAAACAACTACATTATGACCTACATTCCCTTCACTGTTAAAATGACCGAAGATCAAATCACTGATAAGTTAAGATCACTCTACGGTACTGAATTTACTACAGCAGACATCAAAGCATTCTGCTCTATGAATGACATTCACTACAATACAGTTACCAGAAAATTACAGAAATACAAAGTATCCAAAGGTAAGTGGAATCTTGAAGTTACTCAAGAAGCAGTTGAGCAGATTGAGAAAACATTCAACGCACCATCTGCACCAGTTCAAGAGAAGAACTTAGTTCCAGTTCTAGATGAGACATTCGTTCCTTTTGGAAGTTTCAAAGATGTAAAGAATATAATCAAATCAAAACAATTCTATCCTGCGTTCATCACAGGGTTATCTGGAAATGGTAAAACATTTTCTGTTGAACAGGCATGTGCCCAACTAAATAGAGAGTTAATTAGAGTCAACATTACAATCGAGACTGATGAAGACGATCTTATTGGTGGGTTTCGCCTTGTTGATGGCAACACTGTTTGGCACAATGGTCCAGTCATCGAATCTTTGGAGAGGGGAGCTATACTCCTTTTAGACGAGATTGATTTAGCATCAAACAAGATTCTATGTCTACAATCTATTCTTGAAGGTAAAGGTATCTTCTTGAAGAAGATAGGTAGATGGGTAAAACCTGCTGCAGGATTCAATGTCATTGCGACTGCGAATACAAAAGGTAAAGGTTCTGACGATGGTAGATTCATAGGAACTAATGTTCTTAACGAAGCATTCCTTGAAAGGTTCCCTGTAACCTTTGAGCAATCATATCCATCTGTTAAGATTGAAGAAAAGTTACTAACACTTCATTCTGCAAGTGTCGGTATGCACGATGAACAGTTCATCAAGAAACTTGTTGATTGGGCAGACATCATTCGTAAAACATTCTATGATGGTGGTATTGAAGAGATTATCTCTACTCGTCGTCTTGTTCACATCATTCGTGCTTTCTCTATATTCAGAGACAAAGCAAAAGCAATCCAAGTTTGCACAAATCGTTTCGATGATGATACAAAACAATCATTCATGGAACTCTACGACAAAGTAGATGCAGACGTTAACTTCGAAAAAGATGAATCTGTGGAAAAACTATAAAGATGTCCTTCACGAAACATTCCCTCTCCACAATGGAGTAGGGAGTGTCTGGGCACAATGGGAATCTAAAGAAACTTTTTTAACAGCAAAGACTTACACTACTCAATACTTCATTAAATCAAGGGAGGTAGAAATCTGGAATGAAAAATCTTGCATTTATAACAACATCATCTATCCTAAAACAGGCAGTAATCTTCCATGTTTTGGTATGGATCTTATGGGATTCTTTGACAAGAAAGTCATTATTGTCTTTGATTTTCAACATCCTGTAGAAAACTATTCCTTTTCTGTAGAGGGTTTACCTGTATATGAAGGAGATTATAGATTCTTTGAAATCGGTAATCACTTTTCAAAAAACATATACATTGCCAAATGCACTATGTCAGAGGTAGATGAACACTTAGAAATGTTTAAACTTTACTTGACAAAGTATAAGGATATGGTAGAATTAGAAAAACCAACTGGTAAAGATACCAGTTTCTATAAGGATTTTGATGCTTATATGACTAAACTTGATCCTGTATCAGGATATCTGAAAGGAAAGTTTGGAGAAGATAAAGCAGAGAGTCTTGTAAATGATTTCTTATTCACTTATGGTTAATGCATGGAGTTTAGCAGCATCTATATTACGTGGAACATTTGAGGAGGATTACCCAGTTATGGAACCTGATGATTTTAAAATTGGAGTAGGAAACACTGCTGCTGAAAATGATGGACTTGATTATGAAGTTGATTTATATGATAGTGCATCTACTGATTATAGTGATTATGATTGCCTATCAGACATAGACGACCAATACTCACATCATTTTGGATCAGTAACATTATACGATGATTATGATACTGATATGAATATTACTATCAACGGAGAAACAGAAATGAGAGATCATCGATACAAATATCATGAAGATGAAATCTTAAAAGACATTCAAGAATATGTCTCAAGCACGTATAACGGACATTACACAGGATCTAAAAATGAGTTTCGTAAAGTCCAGACTATCGACCTGATGGCAGCAAGAGATTTAGCATCTGATTTCTGTCAAGCAAACATTTTAAAATATGGTAGTCGATATGGAAGTAAAGACGGAAGAAACAAAAAAGACTTGATGAAAGTCATACATTATGCTATGCTATTAGCACACTTCGATGGACATTATGGAGAACCTTCAATGCCATCTGGAAACTTTGACCAAATGCCTTAATTTAAAAAATAATGACCATGAATTTATGTGATAACACATTAGGTATCCTCAAGAACTTTGCGGGTATTAACAATTCAATTCTTGTAAAAGAAGGAAACCAACTTCGCACAATTTCAGTAGCAAAAAATATTCTTGCCGAAGCAGAAATAGATGAAGATTTCCCACGTCAATTTGGAATATATGATTTGAATCAATTTCTAAATGGATTAAGTTTACATCAAGATCCTGATTTAGATTTCAGTGAAGAATCATATTTAACTATTCGTGAAGGAAAGAGAAGAGTAAAATATTTTTTCGCAGATCCACAAGTAATTGTTGCACCACCAGAAAAAGAAATTACTTTACCATCACAGGATGTTTGTTTTCAATTAGACAGCACCGCACTTGATAAATTACTCAAGGCAGCAGCAGTATACCAACTACCAGATTTATCAGCAGTTGGAGAAGCAGGTGTTGTTAAACTTGTTGTTCGTGATAAGAAGAATGATACTTCAAATGAGTTTGCTGTTGTAGTTGGAGAAACAGATAAGAACTTTACTTTTAATTTTAAAGTAGAAAATATTAAAATTATACCTGGTGCTTATGATGTAGTTGTATCATCAAAACTTTTATCTAAATTTACTAACACAAACTTTAATCTAAAATACTACATAGCATTAGAACCAGATTCTACATTTGAGTAATGCAACAAGAAGTTTTTTTCAGTGCAGAAGAAATGCAAATCATTCGAGTTTGTTTGCATAACGCACCGATTCCTTATGACCAAGGACAAGGTGCAAAAGAACTTAAAGCATTGCAAGAAAAAGTAGGTCCTCCCATATCAAGGGAACAATCTGGCATAGAAAAAGTTAAATACGATTTAACACCTTACGGAATATACGACGATGAATAACATAGGATTAGAAGTTGTCTT